AACACTTCGGAGTTGAATGATGAGTGAATGGTCACATCTTCCTAATGCCAAACATGTCGATAGGGTGTTGGAATCACTTAAATTACATCCGGAAACATGGGGTGCGGCATATGATGCGGCATATGATGCGGCATGGGGTGCGGCATGGGGTGCGGCATGGGATGCGGCAAGGGGTGCGGCATGGGGTGCGGCATATGATGCGGCATATGATGCGGCAGGGAGTGCGGCATGGTATGCGGCATGGTATGCGGCAAGGGCTGCGGCAAGGGGTGCGGCATATGATGCGGCATGGGGTGCGGCAAGGGGTGCGGCATGGGGTGCGGCAAGGGGTGCGGCATATGGCGCGGCAGTGGCACTCATTGCATGGGACCATTCCGAGAAGTATCTCGACATGACACCAGATGAACTGCGTATATGGGGTAAGTTATCAGATGACCCGGCATGTATCTTATTGCTGCCGATGATTATTGTTTTACAAGAAATGGAGATAGCATGAACGAACGAATTAGAGAACTTGAAATTGAGGCTATTGCCTATGCTGATAGCAAAGTGCCAGCCAACGACCGCTACAATGACATTTATCACAGCATTGTCCGTGGAAAGTTCGCCGAACTTATTGTGCGGGAATGTGCCGATTTTGTTGATAACGCTATTAGTGATGGCGGCATTGATGGTCACAGTTTGAAAGAACATTTCGGAGTTGAAGCATGAACGAACGAATTAGAGAACTTCGGGCACAGTGTGCAGAAGAATCAATTGATGGACCAGGCTATCCTTATTGGGTAGACCAAGAAAAATTCGCCTTGCTTATTGTGAAGGACTGCCTTGATGCAATTAGAAATGTAGAAGAACAGTTCTTCAATGGGCGTATTGCGACTGATGATTTTGTAGAAAAGAATCGTTACGCCGAGGGGGAGACGGTATGCCGAATGGTAAAGCACAAGATTGAAATGCGTTACGGAGTTAAATAATGAACGAACGAATTAAAGAACTATTGATTGAATCTAAATTTCCTTTATACGAATTGTATGGACGAGAAATGGATAAGTTCGCCGAGTTGATAGTGAAAGAATGTGCTAGAACCGCGTCAATGTTTTCTGTTGAAAATAAGCGTATTCATCCAGACATCGATCCGAAAGATATGCCGCTGGCAAACCAAATGGTATATCACTCCACGTGTCAGTGTGTTGCCCAGGAAATCAAAGAACTTTTTGGAGTGGAATGAAACGACACTCCCTTCGCGGTAAGGTAACATGGTCGCTGAACTGGCGCAACGGTTGGATTCGGATCGTCCAGGTGATGATTCGCTGGAACACTCACTGGACTAAACCGTATACTTATTTTTCAATATCTTACATGAAAGCAAAAAATGTCTAAAGGAACCTGTCCAGTCTGCAACGGAACAACCCGTCGCCCCTGCCCTGATAACCTACGCAAGTATGGACTCTCAAATGGCTGGTATGGCTATGACCAGGCTGATGACACTGTTGAATGCCGGAACTGCGGCGCACAGTATATGATGGGCCGACCAACTGGTGAAGTGAACTGCCGACCCGATGGCACTCCTTGCACTCACGATTATGATGTGGTGACAGTGAGCAACTGCTACCACAAACACACCTGTAAGCATTGCGGGGAAGTGCATCACATTGACAGCGGAGATTGAAATGGAATACAGATTCATTGGACATTGCTATGACGCCAAAGAGAATCACGACAAAGTGTGGGGTGCTATCAATATGGATGAGGGCGCGGACCCGTGGTCATGGAGGTGTAATGTGCTGACGTTCAGGGGGCGGTCAGGCTGCAATGGAGACTATCTCCTTTGACAATCTAACTGCTGCTCAACGGGCATACGAGAACCTGCGCCATAATGGTATGTCGAGTATGACAGTTATCGCGTTATTCTGATTTACCCAAAAACTTGACAGGAAATAGTAAAGATGCTATAATGAAGCATAAATAGATAGTAGGAGATAGACTTCTACTCGTTTCACTTTATATAAGGATTTTATATGAAACTCTCACAAAACATCATTCTCGACACCGACAGCTACAAAGTTAGCATGTGGAAACAGTACCCAGCAGGGACTGAATACGTTTACAGCTACATTTCCTCACGCGGAGGCAAGTACGCAAAAACAGAATTTCTCGGCGTTCAGGCATTTGCCAAACGACTGGCGAACATTCGCATTACCCAATCAGACATTGACATTGCAGACCGAATCTGGACTGCACACGGTGAGCCATTCAATCGCGCCGGCTGGCAATACATTCTTGATGTACACAGCGGCAAGTTGCCCGTTCGTATTCGCGCCCCGAAAGAAGGACTTATCATCCCAACCCAGAATGTGCTTTGCACCATTGAAAACACTGACCCGATGTGTTTCTGGTTGACAACCTGGATTGAAACTCCAGCACTTCGCGCCATCTGGTACGCAACGACTGTTGGTACTACCTCTTGGTATATCAAGCAAGAAATTCTTAACTACCTGGAGAAATCTGGTGATCCTACTACAATTAGTTTTAAGCTGCATGATTTTGGTGCTCGTGGTGTCTCTAGTTTGGATAGTGCCGGCATTGGTGGAGCAGCGCACCTTGTCAACTTTATGGGCACGGATACTATTTCTGGCGTACTGTATGTCATGGATACCTATGGGGATGATGTGGCGGGATTTAGCATCCCTGCCGCAGAACACAGTACCATCACAAGTTGGGGTCGTGAAAACGAAGTAGACGCATATCGCAATATGCTGAAACAATTCGGCAAGAAGGATGCGATTTTTGCGTGTGTCAGTGACAGCTACGATATTTACAAAGCCTGCGAAATGTGGGGAACGGAGTTAAAAGATGCTGTTATCGCAAGTGGTGCTACTGTTGTCATTCGCCCTGATTCTGGCGATCCTGTTGAAGTTGTTCCGAAAATGCTTCGTATTCTTGCTGAAAAGTTTGGATACACCAAGAATATCAAGGGCTACAAAGTTCTTAATAATGTTCGCATTATCTGGGGCGATGGTATCAATAATGTTAGCCTTAGTAGCATTTTGCGGTGCGTTGTTGATGTGGCAGGGTTCTCTGCTGACAACATTGCTTTCGGCATGGGCGGCGGTCTGCTCCAACAATGTGATCGTGACACCCTGAAGTTCGCCATGAAGTGTTCTTCAATTGGTGTACGCGAAGATGTAGATGTCGAATTTATGGGCAACCCAGATACTGAATCTCGTCTGGTATGGCGTGATGTGTTCAAGGACCCGATTACCGATCAAGGTAAGGTGTCGTTGAAAGGTCGCGTCACTCTGTTCAAGACTGAGACAAGCAAAGAATACTTCACCGGTGTTGAAGATTGGCGCAAGGATGAAATGGAAACTTACTACGAAAATGGTGAGCAAGTTTTCACACAGACCTTTGATCAAGTTCGTGCTAACTCAACACTGTAGGAGTCAATATGAAACAATATCACACTCTGGTTCTGATCGGTCGGTTTCAACCGGTACATTCGGCCCACGCTGAGATTATCCGTCGCGCTGCGAAAATGGCAAAGCAAGTTGTTATCATCGTTGGCTCTGCTAATCAACCTCGGACATACAAGAATCCGTGGAGCAGCAAGGATCGTGAATTGATGCTGCAAAATGTAATCAATGAAATAGACGACACCATGGACGAATGTATGATCCGCGTGGAACACAACATTGACACCGTGTATAACGACACAGCATGGGCAAGCCGTGTTCAGGCAATTGTAGCGAAGCACACACAACCCGGCAACAAGATCGGCGTCATTGGTCACAAGAAAGACGGGTCCAGCTTCTATCTTGATATGTTCCCGCAATGGGCATATGAGGAAGTTCCGCTGATCGAACCGCTGAACGCCAGTAGCATCCGTGATCTGTATTTCCGCGCTGATGCCAACATGAACTTCATCAAAGGGGTGGTGCCGATCAGTGTCTATAACATGTTAGTTGCATGGACTGGTCCTGAACGCGAACAGATTATTCGTGAACGCGACTTTGTTGAAATGTACAAAAAGCAATACGCATCATTGCCGTATGCTCCCGTGTTTGTGACAACTGACGCAGTGGTGATCTGTTCAGGTCATGTACTGATGATCAAGCGCCGCAGCGAACCTGGTAGAGGTCTTTGGGCAATGCCCGGCGGCTTCCTCAATGCCTCGGCCGATCGGAGTGTCCAGGACGCAATGATCAGGGAACTGCGCGAGGAAACTGGCATCAAGGTCCCGGCTCCCGTTCTGATCGGAAGCATTGTTCGGAGTAAAGTGTTTGATGCGATTGACCGCAGCGCACGGGGCAGGACGATCACGCATTGCTTCCGCATTGATTTACCGAACGGTGATCTGCCCAAGGTGAAGGGATCCGATGACGCTGAAAAAGCGCAATTCATTCCCCTGGCTGAACTTGATTCAAGTAATATGTTTGAAGATCACTACGAAATTTTGACCACGATGATTGGAGCTTGAAATGAACGATAAACCGGAATCAGCATACGACAACGAACGGTTGGTGTCAATCTTTGACAAGCAACAACTGGCACCTGAACAAGACCTTGTTTATCGGTTGCGGGAACGCGCCCGTATCCGTCGGCAGATTCCAGGTAGGAAGTCTGTAGTAGAGGGAAAGCCAGATCGTATCGCAGACCTGCTGGAGGAAGCGGCAAACGCCCTTGAGGCGCAGACAAGAAGTGATCCATTGGATGGCCCAATGATCAAAATGTTCCGAGACTGATGAAATACATCACTAACAAATATCAGAGTGTTAAGCTGCCATATAGTCCCGAACTATTAGAGTGGCTTCAGGACACCTATCCATATTCACAATACACATTACATGAAACAACCTAAAATAACCGGCGAGTTCCTTAATGACTTCTTTGATGCAGTCGATGAAACCAGAAAGAAAGAAAGTATGCTGAAAACAGTAAAAGGTAATCTGATTGATCTGGCTGAACAGGGCGAGTTCAACATCATTGTTCAAGGCTGCAACTGCTTTGAGACAATGGGCAGCGGTCTGGCGCGAGAGATTAAAGCACGATATCCTGCCGCTTACGAAGCCGATATTAAGTATTCACACGCAGGCGACTACAATAAACTTGGTTGCTATTCGGTGATGCTCAGCAAGCGATTCAACATCATTAATTGTTATTCCCAATTTGGATTTGCCCGTGATAGTGATGTATTTGAATACGATTCATTCAAACTAATCCTTCAAAAACTTGCTTATGCCTATCCAGGTGGAAAGTTTGGCTTCCCGATGATCGGATGCGGTCTGGCCGGTGGTGATAAGGATCGCATCGTCGGCATGTTGGAAGCGTTTGCCCGAATGATGGATAAGACTGCGGCAGGCGGCTCGGTTACACTTGTGGAATTCGCTTGACAATAAATCAGTTTGGGTGTATAATAGACGCATCTAAACTCTCGGGGAACCGAAATGAAATTGGCATACTTGGGTGCTGCAGGAATAGTCCTAGTCCTGGGCGTTCAACAATATCAACTGAATCAGATAACCGAAGCCGTTGCTGACATTCAAACCAATCTAAAATTCGTCACACAGTCTGACCGACCTCTGGCGTCATTCTCTGAAAAAGATGAGGCGTGTCTGGCCAGAAATGTCTATTACGAAGCTGGCAATCAGACCGAGAACGGCAAATATTCTGTGGCTCAGGTTACCCTCAACCGATTGAAGTCGGGCCGATGGGGCAGAACAATATGCGAAGTGGTTTATTCCAAGGCGCAATTCAGTTGGACGCTAAAAAAGAAACTGCCGAAGCCTTCGGGTCAGGCATGGGATGATTCTCGTTGGATTGCCCATCGTGCCTTGCGCGGTGATCAAGTTCCCTCACTGAAAACGGCAATGTTCTACCACGCAGACTATGTTAAACCGGCTTGGCGTGACCCTGTTGCTAAAATACAACAGGTCGGGGCGCACATTTTCTACGCTCGGGCGAAGACCAAAGCCGAAACCAAAAGTTGACAATAAATCGTTTTGGGTATATAATACTAACATCAACTCGCAAAACGGAACAAAAATGATTGCTCAATCTTCTAAAATCATGCGTGAACTTGCTGGCAAGGGTGCTACTATGTTCAACGACAAACTTGTCAACGGTAGCCGCAGCTATAAGGTTTGGGGATGGACTTTGCGTGATTATGACAAAGCCTGGGCACGACTGCTCCAAGCAGGCATCAAGTCGGAAGTTGTTTATGCCCGTGCGTACTACGACATTCGCGGTGCCCGGATGGTGCAAAACATCCGGTTGCATGTGGCTTGACAATAAATCAGTTTGGGTATATAATACTAACATCAACTCGCAAAACGGAACGAAAAATGGAAGCACTTACTGAACGCCAAAAGACTTTGATCGTGAACAATGTGGTCAAAGCTTGCAAGGATATCAATGCTCTGAACAAGACAGGCTACAATTTCCTGTATTTGGCCGCCGGCTTTATCGCTCACTACAACCTCGGTGGGTTCAAGGCTCACTACGAAGATTTTGATCTGGACCGTGACATTCTGCGAAACGCTGCTCCGAACATGTGGCGCAACTTCCGCCCTGGTGAAAAGGACTATGAATACTACGCCAGCAAGGCGGATGTGTATCGCATGATCTGCGGTGCATTGGATACCCGCCCTAACTGAAATTTGACAATAAACCTAAAATCAATTCGAATTGGATTGACACTTTCTTCCCCGGACAAAGTCATTTCCGGGGCATTCCTCTGCTCTGATTACTTTATCCCCGTTATTCCACCATTTAAGTCGCGCTAGACTTTCACTATTTTTACGACGAGCCTCAGGTGACTGCGCTACCCCTTTATTCAATCCTGAGATTTCATTTGTCGCCCAACGCGGATCTGATAGCAGGGCTTTGATACGCTCACCAGTGCTCACCACCTTAGCAGGAATAGCTGTGTATTCAGGGCGCCTGTTTTGCTTCCGACCTTTTTGACTCGGGGGTTGTATTCCTAAGCGAAGATTTTGTTCTCGCATAGCAGCCTTCCGAGCCTCGCTCCAGCCACGAAGACCATCGCCTCCTTTAGTTTGATTAGTGAGTGTGCCGGTGCCCAAATCTCGGCGACCGATCAGTTCAATTAATAGCTCTTCCAGTTCCCCGGCCTCATCTTTTGTCAACTCTGAATCAATCACAGAGATAACTGGTTCTTTGTCAGTGAGCAATATCTCCCGTATAGTATTCAGTTTGTGTTTGCCCTTTTGCGGGGTAGGGTGCAGAATGGCCTCTTTGAGGTGTACCATCTTTCTGTTGCCATGGCCCATTCCTACATAAAACGGAATCATTGATTCAGGAAAGTAGTAAATGTAGGTATAATAAATATTCATACTTCTATTTATCCCAGGTATGCCATTGGGACGGATATTTGACAATAAATGCGAGGTGTGATATAATACTTGTATTGAATCAACAAATGGAGTGAGAAATGTCTACAAACGGAGCAATTGGGGTCGTCATAAATGGCAAGATCAAGTCGGTTTATGTTCACTGGGATTCGTATGTTGACGGCGTCGGCAAAAAGTTGCTTGAAAACTACGATCAGGTCCTGGCCGAAAAGCTTGTCGCTGAGGGCGATATCTCCTCGCTCGGCGCTGATATCGGTCGGAAGCACCCGTTTGACACTTACGATCTGTCTGATGCTGAAAAGTCCATGTATAAGAACATGACGACCTTCTACAAGCGCGACCGTGACGAGGAAGACGTTGACACCAAGACTTTCAACACAGCAGAAGAATTCCTGGAATACTTCAGCGGCGAGTTTTGGTATCTTCTGGGCACTGACGGCGAATGGTATTACTCTGAAGGTGATATGAACTGGAAGCGCGTGGACCAGAATTTGGGCCGTGACGCATGAATAAATTTGAACGCTGGTTCCTGAAACGTGTCATCAAGCGCGAGGTGCAACAGGATTATGATCACGATAAAAAGCATATCGCCCTCTATCAGATGATTCGGGACGCGCATCGCGCCGAATTCACTGAGGACAATGTGATGACCGCTGATGCGTGTTTGCGTGAATGGTTTGAAGCAACTCAATTTAGGAACAAATACTGATGAACGCCGTGCAAGAAACAACGAAATGGGTGGGCGAAGCTCAGCCTAACAATTGCTATCTGATGGACGGCGATCGGATCATGGCTTTCAAGCATGGCAACAAGGCGCCCTACTACTTCAAAAAGCCGATTCAGATCAGCGTCCGTGGTCGTACATTCAAGCCCGTTGTTCCTAGCCCGTTCAATGTGACGAAAGATGCCGACACAATTGAGGTGACTGGATCAAAGGGTCAGGTTTACACTGTGAACACCGTGGAAAAGACCTGCACTTGTCCTGGATTTACCTTCCGGGCGAAGTGCCGTCATGTCGATTCGCTGAAATAACTTGCCACCCCTTGTGTTGCTTCCTGTTTCTAAGAGAAACCTCTGCCATTGTGCCAGCACTCAAGTGGTATCGTGACGAATGTGCCCGACTGAAAGCCTTGACAAAAACATCGTAAGGTGTTAAAATAATCATTTAGGAATAAAGGACGCACCATCCTTTGTAGGTCAACCCTCGGTTTATCATATCTGAGGTTCCGCCTTTATTAATTCCGTTGCAATGAATAAATACCCATCTATTACAATGTAGCATTTCGCCCGTCTCGACATTAAAGAAGCAATATTCTCGGGAATCGAATCTAGGATTGTGCTTATAACTATTGTCTTTGCCGGCGGTGCTCTGTGATCGCCGGCACTTTAACTCAGTTGCTTTCTCCTCACCGTATAAATCTAAGTAAGATTTGCCCTTGAATCGAACCGATGCATTTTGACCCAACTTAGAGCATACTTCAGGAGTGTGGGTTTTACCAAACATGCCGTTAATCTCACCGAAACAACCACCGCCATCTCCCTGTTCTTCTTTCAGGTTAGCCCATTCACTGTTGGACACAACATTCCACAATCGACTATAATGGATTCCCCACTCCCTGACTTCCTCTTTGGATAGGCATTCTCGCAAAATTATTGTATCAATTAAATACCCGTGTATCCGCAGATGATTATTCCATCGGGTCCCGGAACCGTGATACTTTTCTTGATTTTTCTTTTTGGTGTAGCCAAGATACTTCAACCCGGTTATTTTGTGGGTCTTGACATAGAGGTAATAAATACACATGCTGATTGCTCCTAAATAGCGTCAGAGAGGGCAGAGGGTCGAACTCGTGGCTCTCACTTCTATTTATCATAGGTTGACAGATAATCAGTTTTCTGTTATAATGAATCTTCAATTAATTATAAGGAACCATATTATGGATCAGAAAGGTAAAAGGTCGGGAGTATGCGTATAGCAGTAGCTTCCGACCTTTAGTGACTTCACCTTGAATTTGGTGATATCATTTTGAAAAACGACGAGGGCGCTGATGTCCTAATTTTGTCTGGCGACATTGTGATCGCCAATGACCTCCATGACCACCCTGAGCCAGTATACCCGCCGCGTCTATCAGATCGTATCGACCTAGGTCGGCGACAAGAATGTGCTTATCGTTTCAGAGACTTTTTCAAACGTGTGTCGTTTCAGTTCAAGCATGTTGTGGTAGTCGCCGGTAACCATGAGTTTTATCATGGCAAGTGGGTTGCCAGCCTGGCACATCTACGCAACGAATACATCAAGTTCCCGAATATTTACTTTCTGGAGCGCGACACCAAAGTAATTGACGATGTTACCTTTGTGGGTGCAACATTGTGGACCGACTGTAATAAGTTTGACCCACTGACTCTCCATGCTCTCGGTGATATGATGGCAGATTACTCTGTGATTAGGCACGATGGTCTTGGATACACCAAGTTGCGCCCTGCTCATTCGGCCCATCGCCATCGTCAAACTTTGGAATACTTCGGTCATGTTCTTGGTGAGAACAAGGACAAGAAATGTGTCATTGTCAGTCATCATGCCCCGTCTTTTCAGAGTGTAGCGGCTGAGTATAAGAGCAAAGCAACTATGAACGGCGGGTATGCCAGTGATCTGTCAGAGTTCATTCTGGATAATCCACAGATCAAACTGTGGACCGCGGGGCATATGCACCATAGCTATCGCTACCATATGGGTGATACTCTGGTTGCGTGTAATCCCAGAGGTTATATCAACCACGAGTCTTGTGCGGACAACTTCAGGTTGAAGTATATAGACCTGGATAACATGCCATCTCACGACGAGGTTGCCAAAGACTATGACTGGGTTAACCCTTAACTAATCTGCCTCGGATAAACGAAGAATCCGGCGGTAGTTTAGACATACATTCAAAATGAAAATGAAAAAGAAATGGGCAAGTGCCGAAGCAAAGTTCCGCGACACACAGCTTACCGAAAGTTGGAAACAACTGAAGGAGGCTCATGGTGTAGTTGAAGAAGACCGAAAGCGCCGGAGGGCTATGGCTGCAGCGCCGTATGTTCCTCCCGCACCTTCCATCCGTGAAGCCTCATTACCACGCATTCCTAGCAGGGCCACAGCAGGCGGATCCTGTGCGCGTCCTGCTGATAAAGTGTATACAGGAACCGCCGTAATAGGAATCGCCCAGATGGCGAAGTCTAATGCTGTTCCGGTATTCAGCACACAGGAAATAGTTGATATTGGTAGGATGCGACGAGGTTAATACTTACAATTGGCGAAATGCCATTTATACATAACCCCGCCCTTGCCAGTTGCGCCACACTGCGGGCATGTTAGTACCGGTCTCGCTAACGCAGTCTCGCTCATTTTCTTTCTTGTCAAGTCGGAGTGTGGCGCAATAACTTGATTTGCTCTCGCAAGCCGAATCTTGTTTTTAGTTTCTTCGGTTATTACTTTACCAGCTTGGGCCAATCTCATGTTTGCCTTAGCCTGTTCTGACATTTTTTTTCCCATCTTATATTTCCGTTGTTTTTCTTTGGTATGCTCAGAGGTAACCTTCCCCAAATGCGTCTGACGATTTAACTCCTTCATTTCCGGTGTCTGTGGAATTCCTTTATTCCACGGTGCTTTTCCTTTTCGCATTTCACTCATCCGTTCACTGGAGCCCGGTGTTTCGCCTCCATCACCGGTCTCGGGTTTTAAGTTAGCCCAATTATCACACTCTACTATGTTCCACAATGCGCTATAATACTTGCCCCATTCAGCAACTTCACTATTAGTTTGGCATTCTCGTATTATTTCGGTCTCGCAATCATAGCCGTGGATAGATATATGACGCTTCCAGTATTTGCCCGACCCCTTATATTTGTATGGATCATCTTTGGTTTTTCCGAAATATTTCATACCAGTTATCCGATGTGTCTTGATGTATAAGTAAATTGTCATACTATTATTTAGTCCATTGTCGCCCGATTGTATGAATGTGTTTACCCAATTGATTTGCTTTAGTGCCGCGAAGTTGTTATAATAGTCTCATGCTGTAAACAGCTATATTTAAAGGAAATTGAAAATGACAAAAACTGAACGACTTTTAGAAGTTCTCCAAAATGGCGAGTCTTTGACAGCCAAACAAATTACCCAACGCTTCGGCTTGGCTAATCCTACCGCATCCGTGTCGAGCCTGCGCTTGAACGGTGGCTTCGCAATCTACGCCAACAAGCATATTGACAATCGTGGTCGCGAAACAACCAAGTATCGCTTGGGACGCCCTAGCCGCGAAGTCGTGGCTGCAGGATACCGGGCACTCGCGCTAGGACTTTAAGTTTTAATACTTGAAGGATGAGTGAACTGGCTTTCGGGCCAGTTTTCCATATGTGTTTACTTTTAATCCATTGTGTGTTATAATAGAGATATGAACAACCGTATTAAAGAACTTGCCGAACAAGCAACAGAGTATAATGAACAAACTCTTACTGGATGGTTGAATCCTGAAAAGTTCGCCGAGTTGATTGTGCGGGAATGTCTCGGGATTATTAATAAAGAACACGACGAGGGCATTGACCGACACGGTGATTATCAGTTAGCGTTGTATGAGGCATATAGAGAGATTAAAGAACATTTTGGAGTTGAAGAATGATTGACGAAAATAGATATGAGTGGGAAGTATACTATAATGGTGTGTTGCTTGGTAGAACAAATACCGAAGGAAGACACCGACTTGTCAAAGAAAAAGTAGAGAATCCAATTGGCATACGGGAGATTGAATTTAAGTTGGTCTTGAAACAACATTTCGGAGTTGAAGAATGAAGAAACTATGTCCTGATTGTGATCCCAGGGCTACTTGTTGCGATCACTGTGCTTTTTATGAATTTCGTGGTGACACCCAAGGTTGCTACACCGGCGATGGTTGGTGTCGCCTACATAAAGAAAAGAGAGACCCTGGTGGCGATTGCGAGGAGTATGTTTGTTTTCAACTATTAAACC